TACTGGCTTTTTGATCCTGGAACCTCAGGGTGTAGAGCACGTGGTATCTTTTGTCAATGAGGGCTTTTGCCGGATCACGGGCATCAAGCGTTTTAACTTTACAAATATGAACCTCCGGGATCTCCTGGGTGTTGACGCAGGGTATTGGGTTGTGCGTCGTACGCTCATGGAAAACATCGAAGGTCGTCATGAGGTTCAACTCAAAGTAGCCGGTGATGACATTTGGTTTGATGTCCATATCACACCAGTGAAAAAGAGCGGCATCGTTACTCGTTGGATCTTGGTATTTTATGATACCTCGGAGCTCAAGCGAGCCTATACCGATTTGCGTAAAAGCGAAAGCCACTTCCGTGCGTTCTCGGAAGCCAGCAGTGAAAGCATGTTTATTCACAATGATGGAATTGTGGATTGGAACGAGCGCCTGCTGGTTCTCACGGGTTATGATGCCGCGGAGCTTGGCAAGATTGAACCCCTGGACTTTATCCATCCTTTGGAGCGTGAAAACGTCAGGGAAAAGGTACAATCGGAAACTTCTGAAAGCTATGAAACTTTGTTTCTTACCAAGCAGGGAAGTGTCAAAGAAGTGGCCATCAATAGTCGGCCGATCGCCTGGGAAAACGCCAAGGCACAAATTATCGTGGCCCGAGATGTCACGGAGTTCAAGGATGTTGAGACTCAGTTGAAAACATCCAGAGAGCGTTACCGCACTGTCATTGACAATACTATTGACATGGTTATTTGCTTTAATGCTGATCTTGAGATCACTTTTAGCAACCAAACGTTCCGTGACTACTTTGATGTAGAGGTCGAGGATATCAATGGTTTCTCACTTTTAGAGATCATCCCACCCGAGGATCATGAAAAGTTTCAAAAGTACGTGTTGAGCATGACACCCGCAAAGGAAATCCAACGCGGTATCCACCGGGTCAAGCGTCATGATGAAGTTCGTTGGCAGGATTGGATTGACCGGGCGGTCTTTGACGCCATGGGTAATTTGATCGAAATTCAAAGCGTGGCCCGTGATGTCACGCATTTGATGCCCAGCCAATAAGCCCTTGATTCCTAGGTTCTACCCTTTATAAAGGAGTAGAAGAAAGGAACCAACATGCTAGTGAATTCTGGGAAGACCCTGATCTATCGTGGTATCGCGCACTACGAGAATGAAAAGCAGAAAAAGGCCCTCATGGACCACATCAAGGGTCTAAAGAACAAGGCTTGTGCTTTTGACAATACCGTTGAGGCTGATATCCTGGTCGTGGATTTTGAACTCCAGGCCGATCGCGATAACTTCAACCGGACCTTTGGGCGCGCTAATCTTCCAATCGCCGCCTAATCAATCACAGACAGAAAAGCCCGGGAGTTTCCTCCCGGGCTTTTCCTTGTCTCTGTGTTCTAAAGATTAGAACGCAAAAGGCTTGATCGTTGCGTTAGCATCGCCGAGAGCCGCACGAACAGCAACAACGGTGTCGTTGGTTGCGTTCTGGGTCGTGCCGTCTGCCTGCATGATATCACCGAAGATATCAGCGTGCTCAACGCCAAAACGGAACTTACCACCAGCTGGGGTGCCCATTAGAACAGGCTGTGCGCGGACCGAAATGGCCTGGATCAGCTTGTCAAGAGCAACGTTGTGGCCCTTGTCCTGGTAAGCTGCGAAGTCGCCGCTAGCAGGAACAGTGACGCCGTTTGGCTCACCTGGGACAGTGGTGGTTAGGTCGGTCGTGGTGGTTACTTCGAAGATTGGAAGACCGCCCGAAAGGAACTGGTCTGGGGTGGCAACGAAGCCGTGGATTTTGTTCTGAGCCATTTTTGTTCTCCAAAAGAGAGTTGCTTTTGTTTATTTAGTCCTCGAGCCTATCAACGGGCTTTGCTGGACTTCTTTTTTTCAACGGCATCATAGATACCCTTGTGGCCATTTGGATCAAAGCCAGCGCCAATGGCGCCTTTGCCCTTTGAACCACCATTGCCCACAACGGTCGCTACATTACCGGAACCTGTGGCTCCAGCGGATGCTGTTTCGTTGACTGGCGGATTGACGATTTCATTCCATCTCATGATGCTTTTACTCCAAACCGCTGAAAAACCTTAGTGGGTATTTCAGCTTTTAGGCTATTTAACCGCTCCATGTAAATGGTGTAAATTGTCTTGGTCTCTTGGTTACTGAAATTCCGTGAGATCATGGTCGTTGTATCTTCAAACGTATCAAGGTTCTCAGGAACCATGTAGTCACTGTCGAAGAGCCATTTTACCAACTTTGTGGGATCAGTGATACTGGTTTGACAAGCCCGAATAGCACTGGGATAAAGCTTCATGAACTCTTCCTCAGATACTTCTTTGAAAGCCTGGACCCGACCCTCACCATCTTGCCGTAATGGACGATAACGGTATCGCCAAATACAACCACGGTCATGAAAAAACGTTGGTCCCACGCGGGCAACCATTTCATTGTTTTCCATGAGCACCCAGTCGCTGTTAAAAGCTACCAGGGCTTTTATCAATTCGGTTCGGTACAAACCCTTAACAAAAGAAGTGTTGTAGGGAGGATAATAGTGCTGATTGGCATCCGTTACCTGGGTTCCCTTGTAAGAGAACTTTTGCCAAATAGGATCACCAAACATCCAGTCTACTTGAATTCTACCATTTTCCTCATGGCCCTTAATGGGCACGGCGGAGAAAATTTGGTTAAAGGATGGGCGGGCTCTGACATTTTCCTCACCTAGTATTCGGGTGAGCTCTTCAGCGATATCAGTTTGATCATGAACCTTATGATTTATGTTCAAATCCAAGTCACCGCTGGTTTCATTTTGACCCGCGGATCCTAGAAGACTCTCAGAATTAATCACCTTGGCGATGCTAATGTTTGTGAATTGATCACGCAACCAATTTAGGGTTTCGCCAATGTCCTCTTTTTTGATCCGCTGGGTACGGTCACCAAATGCTTTACCGCCCATTTTCAATCCTCATCCTTGTATCCAAGAACATGTTTAACGTCTTTTGGTGAAGATCGCCAATATATGATAGGAGCATTCTGTGGTTTTCCTGTTCATAAACATGATCCAGATACCATCGCTTTTTCATATAACGCTGACGTAGCTTTTCCAATCGGGCTAGTCTTTGGGCTCGTGGCCAATGTTGCGTACGGCTTAAAAAGCTTGGACGTCTAGGACGTCGTCCACCAACAATCGCATATTTGACGCGGTGGACAAAGTGATTGGCCGCAGCGAACTTTTCCACATCAACGACCTTGAACATAAAGTTAGGGGTCGTGATCACAAAGCCCTCGAGCATCGTACCGGCACTTCTAAGTCTGCGGATCTCCCCCAAGAGTCTTTGGAACACATTACGTTTCCAAATCTTCTTGTATTCCAAAAGCTTGAATCGGAGGTTTTCGCGCAAAAAGTCCAAGACCAAACGGTCCGACTTGCTGAATAGATTCAGCTTGGAGTCAAGGACTTCGCGGATACTCAGGTCTTTGAAGCCACTGTCACTGGACAACCAAATCATCAGTGTTCGCTTCACGGTATCTGCGTCATGTCTGAGCATATTGAAGATCAGCTGGGTACTGAGATTGATGTTTTCATAGGTGCGCCAACGGATTGTTTTATCCACATACTCCGCTTGTCCATGCTTGTTGGCTTGGAGCATTTTGACTGGCAAGACATTCATATAGTTGCCAACAATGATGTGAAAATTGGTTGCTGGTTTCCAACTTGTAGTTGTGAGTACCAGGGCACCATTGACATTGCCATTTAAGGTATATGGGATCACGTTCAAGCAAGTGTCGCTGAGGATCTCAAACCCCATGAATTGACCCCTGGAGATCAAATTCAAGGGAGCAAGGATTTCAATCAACCCTTCTAGAATTTGGTGCGCGACCTTATAGCTGGCTGTCCAACATTCATTGGACCAATCATCAACAGCATAGCAGGGCTTACCCCCTTTGCTCTTGGTGTAAAAGTGGCCCTGATCATCCAGGCCTGCGCAAATATAGCTGCCATCGAGTTTTTCAGTGGCAACCCATTGAAGATCCAATGACGACAAAAAGTCGTTTAGATTCAAATCTTCATAATGTGGAATACTGACCATCAGTGGAGTCTAACACCACTGATGACCAGATATCAATTTTTAGCCGCGGGATCTCAAAAAAGCATAACCAATGGCCGAGAGATCACTCATTTCCTGATCCGTCATATCACTGATGCTGGAGGTTCGTTCCGCTTTGTCACGGATTGAAGAGTAGCGTCCCTTGGTCATACCAATCTCTTGTACGAGAATGTGGTTCATGCCCTTGGCATCATACTGACCTGAACGTCCATAGATGCGAGGACCTTGGTTTCCCTGACTGCGCTGTGGGGCCTGATCTTCTTGATCATTGGCATTGTTCGCTGGACCATCGTACAAGTATTTGTCATTGATATATGAACCAGCGAGGTCCAAGATATCATTGACTTCCGTGCGGCTCAACGGATCCCCTTGGGCCTCAGTAATGCTTTCTTTGTAGAAATTATCCGGACCAGGAGTCGCTGTACGACTAAAGCTCACAGAGCCTAGGGTCAGCTTGTCCCCAAGATTCATTTTGTCCAACTTGCTCCGGATCTTTTTGCGATCCCAATCACCGTTGGGAAGCTGATACTTGCGGGGGTTGTCCACGATCTCACCGGGATCAGTGATGTTGTCGTTTTTTTCAACATCAATGCCAACCTTGCCAAAGTCACTGAGCTTGGCATTGAGATCCTTGGGCAAGGGCACGCCATCTTGTGGTTCTTGTGTCTTTGGGGCTTCTGGCTCTATGGCACTTTGTGGAGCATCACTGGCGTCCAGATCACTGAGTTCCTTTTTGATGTTTTGGATGTCTTCATCGGTAAAACCAATGCGAACCTGCATGAATCGGATCAAGTCGCTCATATCACCGCTGCGGCTGGTTTGGCCCAACCACTTGTTCCATTCGCCTTGTAGACGACCCACTAGGGCATCCCGTTCTTTTTCACCAAGGCGACGGTTCAGCTTGTCTTTGAGATTGCTGACCCAACCCTCCATGAGAGTGGCTCGGCCCTCTTGGATCCCGCTGATGCGGTTCATGAGATCCCGGATGTTTTGTGCCTGATTAGTCATCCTGGTCATCTCCACTCTTCCGGAATTCTCTGATCTTACGACTGAATTTATCGGGATCGCGGTTCTTTATGGCGCCTAGGAGACGTCGCTGAAGTTCTTCAGCTTCTTCATCACTAAAGCTTTCTTCGATCAAATTAATCAAATTAACCGCACTGGCAATCACGTTACTGGCACGAGCCTCAACGATCTGATGCTTGTCCCGCTGAGGAACAAAAAGATCCAGTTCCTCAATCAGACTTTTGAAGCGACGTTCCGACATAGTTGTCCCTTATCTAATGGAGGGCTTGCTATAACGGTTCAACAAGCCTTCCAGCATGTTGGCCGCCAAAGCGAGACCCTCTTCCACACCCCTGGAATATTCCGGTGAGCTATCAGTTTCCCCATAGCTGCGGAGCCGGAATATGACGTCACTGACGTCTTCCAGGAGAACATTGGATACATGGTCTTCGGTGATTTGAATATCCTCCAAAAGAAAATCATCCCCATGGGCGTCAGGGGCTGACTCACTAAGTCGTATATACCTCCTGATGTCGTCGAGATGGCGATCCATTATGCTCTCCTTTGGGCGCTGAATATTTAGCTATTTTGTCAATCGTTGAGTCGGCGAGCCATGGATCTCAACAAAGCACCATCAGCTTGGGGCTTAGCGTCACTTTTGCCCACGTTGCGTTGTAGTATAGGATTCTCCGCTGCGGGCCCCTGTGGCCCCTTGTCGGGCGAATATGACGTGCCTACGCTCTTGGGTACGATGTTACTGGGAGACTTTGTCATCAAACCCGGCATACCGCCGCCACTTCGTCCTTCAGCCATTTCCGCGGGTGCGTCTTGGATTCTCAGTGTATTGGAATCAATCTTCAAAAACACCCTCTGACCAACACCTGAGCTGGAACGTGTTTTCATAAACTGGATCTGATACTCTCCCCGGTCCTTCATAGCCGCCGTGGTCAAAATACCCAAGACGTTATCCGCCGTGTTGATCTTGGAGATACCACCCGCGATGTGACTGGCGTCAAAGTCTTGCTCTTGAATACTGGCACGATTTAGCTGTGAAGCCGTGGCACCAAGGACATTCCATTCAACAATGAGGGCACGGAGCTCTTCACTGGTAAACTTGTCCTTGATAAACTGATCCGAGACATTTACCTTGCCGCTGTTTGGATGCATAAGGTCCAAGTAGTCAACGACCAGGGCATCAGGACGAATACCTGTTTGGATTTCATACTCTTGTAGATAAGCACGAATGCTATTTGCCGTCGTACCAGCCATGGGCATCTTTTTGATTTGTAGCTTGCCCCACTTGTGCGCTTTACCACCGGTCTTGCGCATCATACCCAAACGCATCGCAACATCATTGATGTCTTTGAAGATCATCTTCGTGGGGATCTCGGTGATCATTGCGTCAAAGCGCAAACCAACGAGTTC